CCAACACCCGCTCATCAAAATCTTCTTCATTCTGAACATAGAACAGAATATAAGGCTTATTACCGGGAGCGTTATGGATGATAGCAAACGCGGCTTCCCCCTCAGAACGTGCCTGAGGGGGAACCCACTTAACTTCTAACTCTGGCTCATAATCCTTAATCGCGAGGACTACTCGCTCGACCTTAGCGTTGACAAACTGACCGTCAACCATAATATGACTGTTGTGAATGTGACTGTCCATAGTAGCCCTCCGAGGGATTAGAATGGCTCCGGCTCCCTAGGAGGCAACGAAGCAACTAGATTATTTAATGCAACTGCCTTAGATTCAGCAGCCGCTTCGTCAAGACGACGAGCCTCCACTAATTGTACTCGCTCAATCAGTCGATTAATAAGCCAATGCCTATACGACTGAGCCTTTTCAGCGAGTGTATTCCCGGGAAACGCAGCCACAATACGATCAGCATGGGCCTGCGAAACTGTTAGCGTAGGTAAATCAGGCATTACTGAGTACCTAAGTTAATACTTCCCGCTAACTGAGCAAGTCGCGCACCATCTAAGGTAGCCACCTGAGCAGCAGAAAGACCAGCCTTAACCCTCAGTGCTTCACGCATTAGATTAGCACCCGAAAGACCAGCAGCCTGAGCAGCCGTTAAACCAGCCTGTGTACGTAAAGTGTCCTGATTAGCCGTAGCACCAGACTTGTTACTCATCATCGCCTCCGAATAATAAACAGTAAAGCACAAAGAATACCAAGCACAACTAACACAGTAACTAAAATGTCGTTGTTCATGACTTCTTCCTTCTAGTAAGAGGGACACTAACCTTGCGTCCCTGATGGTCACTATAGCGCCCACCCGCAAAAGTATATCGCGGTTCCCCGAAAACTAGTTCAGAACCACTAATAAGCATGATCTGATCAATAGAATCACTAGGAACCGGATACTTTATAGACTTAACAGCACCATTAGAGGCTTCAATGAAACTACCAAGGACCTTGAAGTTATGGCGATTAAAGTCACCACAAACAATTACAGGTAAGCCTTCATTAACAAACTCACTTACCTTTTCAACCAAGACATTCCTACAACGCTTCCATAAAGCCTTACGAATGCGGGGGAAAGACTTACCTGCCTTAAAAGCGCCAGCAACAAAGTGAGCATTGACTACCGCAAGCAACTCACCTGTACGCTTATGCCTAAGAATAACCCACACGACCTTGCGTGTAAAGGAAATCTTAGCAACTCCTAGGTACATAACCTTAGAGCCACCCTCGACAAAATCGTATAACTCTCGCTTCCACGAGATAGGCGCTCCACCTAACTTAAGATCAATATAATGATCCCAAACTTGACCGTCTAAGTCTTCAATAGCGGCAACATACCGCTTAATGTTAATCTCCTGCCAGCAAACAATATCTGCCTGCTCAGAAGTTAACTCAACATCGTACTCAACCTTCTCCTGTAGCATCTCAGGGAAGCACTTGACATTCTGAGTAATAATGCTAACCATTAGTTTTCCTTAAAAGTATTATGCTACAAGAAAGGGGCGAGCCTAATCCCTCGGTAGATAGGCCCGCCCCTAAACTTGATGCCCTACAGGGCGTAGGCTAAATCATTAGCCAGGCGTAATGGCGGTCATAACACCATTAACGTTACGCCGCTCCGTAGCAAACTCCCAGTACTGCTTCATGAAAGCCTCCATCGCGTCATAACCCACGACCCACTTCCACATGTTACCGTCCCGAGTCTCCCAATCCCAAGCACGACGACGGTAAATCTTAAAGGAATCCTCCTTTAAGAACCACATCTTGCCAGCGGGGGCGTCCACGTCAGTAATGACCGGGACCTCGCCCTCATAAGCGAACGCAAGGCCAGAGAAACCACCCTCGAAATCCTTAGTGCCGGTGAACCGACGCTGAGTAGTAAGAAGGTTGAAGTACGCACGACGGGTACCAAGGTCAGTAATAATAACAGACGCCCGGCCACCCTTCTTACGTAACTTGTCCATCATAGCGATCATCTTAGACTCGCTAAGAGCACCACCAGTGTTGTCCTCAGTAGACTTCCACAGAGGCTCCACAGTCGGGTCAAGGTTGAACAGAGTACCCGAAGCCGCAACCAGTGACGTTAAGCCCTGCGGCTCACGACCGTAGTTACCAGCACGGACAACAATGTCACCCACAACAACCGTAGCAGCCGCACCATCAAAGGTGAAGTCACCAGTAGCCTCGTTAATAGCGGTGATCTTACGGTTAGACGCCTTAGGCGTAACACCGTTAGACGAAAGAATGTCGACCTGCATATCAAGGTCTAACCAGTCAACAGCAGTCTCGCTAGTACCAACCGAAACCGTATTAACCGGACCCGCCGCAGTATCAACAGTCGCAAGAACACCAAGACCATTACCCCAAAGGATACGGTTAGTGTCCTTAAGAATGTCGTCCTTAAGACCGGTCATTTCCTCGTGAATAGCAGACGAGAAAGCCTGGAAGTTTTCGTTAACGAGTTCGATAGTCTGACCAGATAACTGGACTCGACCATAACCGTATCGAAGTGGGACACGGACGTTAGTCCAGCCCTGCTGACCGGCAGGCTGTAAGGCCTCTAATTCGTTACGGTAACCAAGACCGTGGTTACGCCTCACCTTAAGCGGGAACGTAACGTACTTTCCACCAACCTCGGAAGTAGTACCACGGCTGGTCTTCTCGATCCGCTTAGTAAGAACAGTTTCGTTCTCTAACTGATCGACAATACGAGGTCCGTAGACTTCCTTAGTAATGGTGGCAACAGTTGCGAGTGTTGCACCCATTTCATTGTCTTTCTACTAGGTTTGACCGATTAGTGGTCTTAGGTATTATCTCTAGCAGCCTGCTCAAGCATCTGCAACACAAGGTCCTGAACCTCGCCGGGCTTCATAGCACCCATGCTAACAGGTTCATTAGGACTACCCGAACCAGCGGTGCCTGCCGCTCCCATAACAACTGGGGGCTGACCATTATCCTGCTGGAACTGCTGCTGCTGTTGCTGTTGCTGCTGCTCAGGGTTAGTTAACTTAAGCGCTGCGGCGTTAACCATATCCTGATACTGCTTTACTGCCTGAGGACCATCCACGTTGTTCGCCATAAGGGCTGACACGTAGAGACGATCAAAGTCTCCGTGTGCTTCCTCAAGGGAATCGAGGTAATCCTCTAGTTCCTGCTGCTGCTGAGATAACTGCTCCTTCTGCTCACGTTCAGTTAACTGACCCTTAAGGGCAGTAATCTGATCAGCAAGCGCCTTGAAGCCGGGGTGCTTAGTTAAGTCCTCCCCATCCCACTCATCTTCCTCTAACTCTTCAGCCTGCTGCCGTAACTGCTGCTGCTGATACTGAGTAAGATTAAAGTTGTTAATCGCACGCTCAACGAACTCAGCGGGATTACTCTGAAGATGATTAGCGAGATATAACGACTGCTCGATAACACGAGGGTCGACATTATTCTCAGCAAACTTCTTGTACGGGTCGTATGTCCCATGCAGTTCTTGTAACTTAGCCTGCACTCCCTTATCCATAGCCTCTAACTTAGGCTTAATAAGAGAGTGAAGAGACTCAGGCACTGCGTCCAAAATCTCTTGCCATGCAGGGTGTCCCTGAGAACTACCTTCATTCGACTGTACGGTCATTATATTCTTCTCCTACCGAGGGTTGAGGCTGTTCCACTAATCGGTCCTGGCCTAGTAAGACATACATTACAGTACACAGCCTAGACTGTGCAAGTCATTCACTAACATATTAAAGTCCAGACACACCAAAGCCCCCAGACCAGCCTAATAATCTGAGGGCTTTAGCGGAGTCGACCTAAGGCAACGAACTTAGGCGCTCTATCCTCCACCTTCCCCGGTGAAGTCATTAGGAGCAGGAGCGCCCTGCGGAGGTACTTCCTCACCTTCCGGTCCTACAGGGGCCTGTCCCGGGCTTAGCATGTTGCCACCAGCACCCATTAATGGAAGTGACATTGCTAACTGATGTAACTGAACATGTAACTCAAACTCCTGCTTAATCTCAGGAGGCAGTAACTCAAACTGCTGAGACTTACGGAACTGGTTGTGAACCTGAATATGTACAGCATGGTTATCCCACGAGTTAACCGGCATAGCGGGCTGCGGCTGGTGAGGCTGACCCGTAACAGGATCAATAGGCTTACCCTCAGGGCCAAGTACCGGAGTACCATCAGGTCCTACAGGGGGAGCATTAACCGCAGCAATAATCTCGGGATCGAGGTCCATTAACTTCATGTTCTCGCGCTGAGCCTGGCGCTTATCAACCATGAAGTCCTCAATGACCTTCTCAAGACCATTAAGTTCCAGTACTTCTAACCCAGCCGCCGGGTCGACCCAACCATACTGCATGAACTCAGTAAGCAACGCCTGCTTCGCCGCCTTAGACTGGGGTAAAGCAGAGCCACTCTGTACTCGCACATCAGTATTACCCCTTAAGTCCGAGCCCTTCCAACGACGAGCCTCTAAGAAACTCTCCATACCTGTCACACGGATAAGGCGTTCCTCGTTCCAGTAGTTAGAAACGAACTTAAGATAGTGTCGGCCAAGAGTCTCCATGCAGTACTCAATAGTACCAACCTGGTGACTAAGCTTACTGTCATCCTGCTCCTGTAGGAACGCAATAGCCGTACCACTAGTAACCTGAGCAGGTGTGTTACCACGCGTAATCTCGTGCTGACCGCTAATATCGTCAAAGTCACTGGATAACCGATCAAGTTCAATACCCATAGTAGCAGGTACTTCGGGAACGGGCATAATCTGAGGGGGAGCAAATCCGGCAAGATAAGGAATGCCCTGACCGGGCTCACTATTCATCTTGCGGGGGTTAATCGACCCCTCCTGATACAGAATCTTAGGCTTCTGCATCGTGTTCTTAATCTCAATCATCTGAGACTTAGTACGGTTGTACTCCTTCTGTAACGGAATCAAGTCCACAACGATGCTATCGCTGTAGAATGCTCCCGTAGGAATACCCTCGTACTTATAGAATGGGTACTCTTCAAAAGGATACGGCCACTTAGTAACGTGCTGAACTAACTTACCAGCAACAACGGTAAGCAATCCGCCCTCGGGAAAGTCCTTATGACCATTAGGCTTGATCCAGACCTCCTTAACGAGAACACTATCAGTAGCCTGAGCGCCCTTGGGGGAAAGGACGGCACTCTCCAGAATAGTATTAGTACTCATGGAGTCAGGAGCCGCATCAATTCCATATGCCGTCTTAACCCAAAGAGGGGTCCGGGTCATAACGTGCATAAGGTACGGCTGATCGTCAAGGTCCTCGCTAAGAAGGTCTGGAACATAGATGTGGAAAGGCGTAACAGCCTCTCCGCAGACAACTCCCTTAACAGGAGGTTGCTGCATCATCACGGGCTTACCATCAGGGCCTACAAGGGGCTTCCCATCCATGCCCATATAAGGCTGTGGGGGAGGCTGCACAGTAGAGTCAACCTTAGAAGGGTCCCAGTACTGCTTGTAGAAAGAATTGCCACAGATAGCGCCCCACCAAACCCAACGCTTAAAAGAACGTCGGAACTTGGCGTCATGGAAATGAGACTTTAGAATCTGCTCGCCAACACGAGCAGCCATAAAGTCTTCATCTTCGGTAGTAGCCGGAATAACCGTCGGAACAGCGCGACTACTAGTAAGCTTACTGTACTCAGTACGCACAGCGGTCCGAGTCTTATTAACCACAAGTCGAACTCGCCACGGTGGGGAGGTGGGGGTCTTAAGGCGGAACCCAATGTTAGGAACGTCGATCGGGTTAACATACTGCCTCCCCGCGTAAAAGGCTAAATTAAGATACCACTGCTGCTCGTAAACCTGACGAGCGGTCTTCATCTTTTGGAACTCAGAGTCCACCCATGATACTAACTCCCCCTCTAACTTGCGCTTACGTAAAGCGTCAAAAATACCCAGAGGATTACCGAGGGGGTTAGTACCGGACGGGGTTTCCGCCGTCGGCGCCATTGGTGACGATGGAATCCCATCCACGGGCAGCGAGGTCATCACTAGGCTCCTGTGTTCCGTAACCGCTAGTATCTAAGTTCTCTTGGTAAACTACACTCTCGTCGTAAGTGGGAATCCACTCACTAGATTGTGATGCCTGATTCGTCGGTACTGCTGTCGCTGCGTTGAGTCCGTGGAGGCTTACGACGTCCGCTGCCCTTAACTGGTTCCTTAAGGACTGACTCTCCTTCGTCTGACTGTCCAACAGGGAGGTCATTAGGCTGGTCTGTTGCTTCTGCATCTGCTGGTTGTGCCTCAACAGGACTACCACTAGGAAGAATAACCCCATCAGGGCTCCCACTAATAGCCCTAAGCATAATAGCGTCGTACTGTCCAAGTTGTTCATTAGCGGTCTCCAATTCTGCCTTAACTGCCTTAAGTTCACGTGCTGTATCCTCTAGCAATTCCCTAATCTGGGAATGCTCGTCAGCGCTTAAGCAACCGACAACAGCAGCGATCTGCATACAACAGTTCCAGCAGAAGTAAACCTGACCCTCATAGTCGTACCAAACACCAGTATCGACGTAGCCTTCGTCACAGTTGCCGGAACCACACAGAGCGCAGCAACCCGGGTGCATTAAACTGCCCCTGTCGATTAACTGCACTCTGTCCGAGGGAGTGGTTTCCTTCATCACTTAGCCTTAGACTTAGTGTCCGACTCGCGGTCCTGAGCCTGAGTAGGGTCGTTAAAGACACCAACACTCTGTAACTCCTTAGCCACAGCCTCAGCATCCTTAGCACGCTCAGCATCCTCAACCGTAACAGTCACAGGAAGCGTAACGTCAGCCTTAACAGTAGCGTGCGGAGGTAACTCAGCCGCTAACTGCTCGGCCGAACGATAAGGCGTACCCTGAGTAGCAGGCGGGTTCTTAAGGTCCGGCTCCCGGCCCTCAACCGCAGCACGCTCAATCTCAGCCTGCTTACGCTGCTCAACATCAAGGTACTTGTTAGTACCGGGAATCTGTCGGGCCGGGTCTAAGTTATGAACAAAGATGAAATCCTTGTCAATAGTCGTAGTCTCAACCTTGGACTCAGTGTCACCACTAACAGCCTCCTGTAACTCGTGGGTTTCCACGGGGTTCTCGGCGTTAGTCTTAGAGGCGTTAGGGTCAGTGGTAGTAGTGGCCCTTGCCTTCTCGGTCTCGCTCATCACTAATCCTTTCGTATGTATAGGCGCGCCCTACACAGCAAGAAGCCTACAGGGGGTCCCTGTAGGCTTCAAGCATTTACTAAGGTTTTAATTAGAAATAGCCACCCATATGCTCGTCGTACGTCCAATTATCACCGCCATAACCGCTAGGAATTGAGTTACCTTCCTGCCAACCCCTAGCGGGATTAAGTAAGTCATTAGGATCGGCAACACCTAACGTGTTAAACGACAAGCCCTGCATAGCCTCGTCCATCTGGCTAAGGTTTTCCATCACTGTAGCCACAAGGTTCTCATTGTCAGCACTAAGATCGGGCTGACTCATAATCCCATACCTTAAAGCGTCACAAGCGTGGTCATCCTTCTTGTGAGGTTCATCATAAGGATTATTCTCGTACTGAAGTTTCTTATTAGCGTAAGTCTTCCAACGGTACTTCTTCAATTCTTTAATCAAGTGCTCACAATGTGGGAAGATGCGCATTTTACTGAACATTCGGACCCCTGTAGGAAGCGGCACTTCCTTACCTTGCTCCGTTTTGCTTTTGATCTGGTGCTCGAACGTAAAAAGTTCATGCTCATATCGACGGTTGATTAACTTCGCAGGATTCCAATAACGCTTAACCCTGATAATACCAGACTTAACATCATTATTACCCATACCCCAAGAAAGACCGTATTTTTGGTATTCTTCGAGTACAGAAGTATTAGTAATAGCGTTACGGTTAACGATGCTTGGATCAGCAATCCAGATATCAGGACGCCTTCCATGTTTCTTAATCCGATCATTAATGAATTTAGCATGCTGGTCAATAGTCCATTCAGCCCTGTAGTGCTCATCAAAAACAACTACAAAACCTTCTCGATTAACTGCTAGCCAAAGTACAGCCGTTGGGTTGTTAAGTCCGTGGTCGAGGGTAATAAGCCATTTCCACTCTCGTTCAGGGAATAACTTCTTAAAGTCGGTATCCGCTCCATACTTAGTACTTAGTACGTGCGGACCTCCGACTGTGAAGTCGAAGTTCTTATAGATTTTACCACCCTGCTGGACAAAGGCTCCACCGATACGAGTAGCAACATCATCATCGTCAACACTACCTACGAAGGACTTAATAGCGTTCTCGTTAAGGTAAGGATTCTCTAAGGTATTAATCTCAATGATTAATACGTCGGGGTCTTCCTTACCAACGTTAGGCTCAAACAGTTCATCATAAATCCACGTCATTCCCTCTACAGGGGTCATCGTAACCCAGAAGTCACCGTCCGTATCAATAAGACGTGCCATGTTCTCAATGTAAATCGTCTGCGGCATCTCTTCATCGAAGTGAACCCAGTGACGACTAGTACCTGCGAACTTATCAAGGTCCTGATCGTAAGACATAAACTCAATAGTGGACCCGTTAGCAAAGTTTAACGTTCGCGATTCACGATCAAACGCTTTTTCCCAGGACCCACCACGTAAAGCACTTGGATAAACCCACTGCTTGTATTGAGGGATAAGGATTTTGTCGACCCCTTGTCGGAAGTCAACACCGACCACACGACCGTTAGTGGGTCCAATAGAGTTAAGGTCGGGACGATAAGGGTGTGTACACGTAGCACGCCAGATTGCTTCACAGACACCTGCCGTTGTCTTACCAGACCGGTTACCACCGATATACACCTTCTTCTTATGAAGATCAGAGTGAAACTGATACTGCTTAGGGTGTGGCTTATACTTCTTAATATTGGGCTTACGGCTGATTTCCTTAAGCCGCTCACTCATTTCCTGAACAAAAGCATCCTGATCAAACTTAGTTACCTTAGCCATTATGAAGGTGTCCTATAGTAAGAAACATCAAAAGAGATAGCATCTGTAGCAGCAAAAACAGCAGGATTATTACCTGTTATGAAAGCATAAGGATTAGTACAATAAAACGCTGCACGAGAATATCCAGCATTTGCAAGATCAAGATAAGCATAAGCAGGATAATAAGCAACACCTTGCCTAAGAAACCAAGCAAGTCCAATTAAATTACTAAAACCAGTTGCAGTAGGAGTAACATGGGGAATTGGTAAAGACATAAAAGCAGTACCAGCAAAACCTGCTGTAAGAGTAATCTGACCTTTATAGGTAATTAAATCACCATCAATAATAGTCTGTGACCAGGTCCAAGTCCATGATCCAATATTAGGAAAGTCACTACGATAATCAGGATCATTAGTAAATATTTGAGCCTTAGACTGATACTTAGCATCATAACGAGTATCGTGGTTATGGTTACCAGCAGCAGCCTGTAGGGGGCCAGTACCTAAAGTGTGGTGAATAGCAGTACGGTCAGCATCAGTATCAGCCTGTGCGTGAGAAAGATCATAAGCACCACGATCTTTACCCGTGAATGGACTAACCTTGTTAAAGGGACTACTCATAACCAGCACCCTTATCCATAATCGCCTGTAACTCAGGCGTAATAACTCTAGCGGGAGCAACCTCAGGCTGATTAACTGTTGGGGTTACTAACTCACCAGCGATAGTACGAGCAGTCATTAACCCCTTGAACCGATCCGCAATGTTAGCGGCAATCTGAGGGTCATCTACTTCATCATTAATGATTTCGATAATACGCACCAGTAAGTTCTGTACGTCAACGGCAACCTGATTAGCGTTAACCTGACTTGCACTAGCCCGGGTATAGATACCCTGATATTCGTAGTAGAGTTCAATGGCCTTAAGATCACCCATTCGCACCTTGTCAAGTAAGGCTAAGTGAGCCTCATGCTGATTCTCTCCTAGCATACTCTCGGCACGCTGGCGTAAGTAATCCTGAAAGACAGGGTCCTTAAGCCAAGTGTTATACGTAGTGGTGCTAACGTTAAGATCCTGTAGTTTCTTCTTTTGACTACGCGAGTCAATTAAATCCAGCATGGTGTTAGCAACGATTAACTGCTGAGGCGTTAACGTTTGAAGACTTAGTTGCTTCTGCCACTTACTAATAGCAACTACATTATCATTATCACTGTTACCGTTTCCCCCCTTACCGTTTCCGGACTTTCCTACAGGGGAGTGATTTAACTTCATAACGATGCCACGCTCGTCCAAAGCATTAAGGATTCGAGCGTCACTCATTAACGAATCGTACTCGGACTCGGGCATTTCAAGTAAGTCGCTTGCCGATTGCCGGCTAAGGATGTTACCCGTAAGAGAATAGTTCTGGTGCATGAACGTAACGAACTGTAACTCAAACTCATTAAGTGGCTTGGGCTTAGTTAGCGCAGGAACAGCACTATCTAAGATTGCATTAAGGTCAGATGTTAATTCACTCTGATCGTCGGGGCTTTGGGACATAACCGTAGTTC